ACAAGCCGTTTGAAAGCGTGGAGATCAAGATTCCCTGGGACACTGGCATGGACGAGTACAGCGGATTAACCGATCTGTTTGAAGACAAAGGTGTGCTTGTCAAGGATGGTAACAAGCTCAAGTACACCGACAAGTCTGGCAAGGAACATAAGTACTTCCGATCTGGCATCACCAATGATCTATTGGATCTGATCATGACCGAGTGGGATGAGAGCAAGATAGCAGTTGTAGTTGACGAGCTGCCGGCTGATCAACCAGAAACGATTGATGCCGAACTAGGAGAATGACAATGGATGTTAGCGCAAGCTTGTTATTAGAGGTATGGGAAATTGTAGCCGATATCCTACCTAACAACAAACGCGAAGATATGGCACGAAAATTGGTTAACATCTTCGCAGACAAAGGCATGGACAAGAAGGATTTTGAAGCCATGCGCGGCGAAGATGAGTACATTGACAGTGCCATTGATGCGCAGTACAATGATGGACTAGCAGACAACGATTACGATTACGATTACGGTATGGAAGATGAGGATGAATAAATGAACACCATCAAGACAGGCATATCAAACACCGGCGATGCTGTGGTCGATGATGTGATCAAACGCACAGCTAAAGCATCCGTTTCAGCTGATCCAATCGAGTTAGCACAAGCACAGATCGAGTTGCAACGTGTTACAGTGACTCTGCTCCAGCAGATTGATTGGAAGCTGTGGGAACTATACAATAAGTTTGCCAAGTAATAGGTGACCCATGTGGTACAACCGTGTTGTGGACGACATGGGTCTCTTACCTGATGCCATCGATTGGTTCCAGAAACAGCTAGAGACTTCCTGGGTAGAAGCCAAGATCCTTGGCGGCATAGAGAAAGCTGCCCAGGAACTTAGCGGTATTATGGCCTATCGCTTTGGGCAGCTACAGGAAGTAGAAGCCATACTCAAGCATCTGAACATACGCTATGACAAGATGCGCAGCGATCACTATCGCAAGTATCTAGAACGCTATCAGCGCGAGCTGACTGACCGCAGCATTGAAAAGTACATAGATGGTGAGGATGACGTGGTCACAATGGCCACGTTGATCAACGAAGTTGCGCTAGTGCGCAACAAATATCTGGCTCTAATCAAAGGCCTGGATGTGAAGCAGTTCCAGATCAGCAACATCGTTCGTTTAAGAATCCAGGGCATGGAAGATGCGCATCTGGACACACGGGGCTAAATCCGCGTATTTTTGACGGTTTTTTCCGTATTTTTGTCAATGATTTCAACAAGCTATTTTGGAAAATTAGTGCTTGACAGACCGTAACTGTGTGCTAATATGCACGTATTAGAGCAACAGCTACGGAGATTCCCATGGAACAGTATGTGCGCATTAGCTCGGGTTGGACCCGCGGTGGGGCTACTATCACGGACCGTTCGTTCCTCTTGCTTGACAATCTCAAGCGCGACAAGGACGGCATGTACATCACCGTAGACAGCGACGGCGGAGCTGATCTGCGTGCTGGGCGCAATCGAGTTTACATGGACGGCATCCACTGCTTTACCCCCACAACCAAGGATGCGAGCGCACCTAGCATGATTCCTGTGCAGAGCAAGACGGACGAAGAGATCGCGCATGACCAACGTGAGACGTTCGAGATCCTGGGCGAGATGACCCGTGCAGTTGCCAGCAACACGGTCAAAGGTTTGGTCGTGAGCGGTCCTGCAGGTATTGGCAAGAGCCACACTGTGGAGACCACACTGCACGACACGCTGGACATGCTGGGCAAGCTTACTGGGCAGGGCAAGATGTATGAAGTGATCAGCGGCGGCATCAGCGCTGCTGTGCTCTACGAGAAGCTCTGGGAATACCGCGAAGACAGCCAAGTGCTGGTGTTTGATGACTGCGACGGTGTGCTCTACGATGAGGACAGCTTGAACGTGCTGAAAGCAGCACTGGACAGCAAGAAGACGCGCCGCATCAGTTGGAACACACGCAGCCTGCATTTGGAGCGCAAGGACATCCCCAACAGCTTTGAGTACAAGGGCGGCGTGATCTTCATCACCAACGTGAAATTTGACCAGATCAAGAGCGCACGCATTGGCAACCACCTCGAAGCCATCGTTAGCCGCTGCCACTACATGGACATTGGCATTGACACTGCACGCGAGAAGCTGTTGCACATCCGCAACGTGGTTGAGCGCAGCAACATGCTGGGCAGCTATGGCTTCAATGCAGATACCAAAGCTGAGGTCATGGACTATATCAACGACCACAGCAAGCAGTTGCGTGAGCTGAGCCTGCGCATGGTGTTGAAGATCGCGGACCTACGCAAGGCCATGCCAGGTAACTGGAAGCGGTTCGTAGAAAAGAACTGCCATCGCAAGGCTGCCTAAGAGTTGCGATCAGAGCAAGATGGCATAAACTAATGCTGAGCTGTGTGCCATCAGAAGGAGTTGCCGCTGATGGGAATCTGCCTAGGATCAACACCCAGGGTCTGCACAGCTGGCACCTCGGGAGCGCGGGCCCAGAGCCCAGTCGTCCAGCGCATCTATCGGGGCACGCTTGGTGACGAGGAAAAAGTGGCTGACTGCTTTTCTATGCTGGAGCAGCACAGCAGCCTAGGTCTCGGGACCTGACGGCGCTACTATACGGCATGGTCGTGACGCTGGGTGCGTAGTCTTGATAAGAGCCAGTTGCGGTGCAGGTGGTATTGGGCAGCAGTGAACGGACCTACGATAACGGTCGCCGGAGGAGTGGACGCTCGCGTAACCGGCTCTTGATTTCATGACAATCTGCGACTATATTATGAGGTGTTAGCACTGCCACTAATGGAGTGCTAGCTTTCCATTAAACAGAGGAGACTACGATGGAACTGAGACCGCTTAATAATCGGGTCATAGTGAAGCGCGTGGACAGTGAAACTGTCACGAATGGCGGCATCGTCATCCCTGACACTGCAGCAGAGAAGCCTGATCAGGGCACAGTGCTGGCTGTGGGCAAGGGGACCAAGGATGATAGCGGCAACTATATCCCGCTGGATGTTAGCGTGAATGATCGCGTGTTGTTTGGCAAGTATGCAGGCACACAGATCAAGATTGACGGGCAAGACCTACTTGTCCTCAAAGAAGAAGAACTTTTTGCCGTTATTGAAAACTGAGGAGTAGAACAACATGGCAGCTAAAGACGTGATTTTTGGCGACGACAGTCGCAAGAAGCTGTTGGCAGGCATTGATATCCTGGCCAACGCAGTGAAGAGCACGCTGGGTCCCAAGGGACGCAACGTGGCATTTGAACGCAGCTACGGTGGACCGTTGGTCACCAAGGACGGTGTCACGGTGGCCAAGCAGATCGAGCTCAAGGACAAGTTCGAAAATATGGGCGCACAGATGGTGCGCGAAGTGGCAAGCAAGACTGCTGACAACGCAGGTGATGGTACGACCACTGCTACTGTGCTGGCACACAGCATGATCCGTGAAGGTCTCAAGCTGGTAGCCACAGGCATGAACAGCATGGACATCAAGCGCGGCATGGAAAAAGCTGTAAGTGCTGCTATCGCAGAGCTGGATCAGCTCAGCAACCCGTGCCAGACTGAGACTGAGATTGAGCAGGTTGCTAGCCTATCAGCCAACAGCGATCACGAGATTGGACGCATGATCGCAGCTGCGGTACAGAAGGTAGGCAAGGAAGGCGTGATCACTGTTGAAGAGAACAAGAGCCTTGACACTGAACTCAACATCGTGGAAGGCATGCAGTTCGATCGCGGCTACATCAGCCACTTGTTTGTGACCAACCAAGAAAAGATGCAGGTGCATCTGGATGATCCCTACATCCTCATCCATGACAAGAAGCTAGCCAACCTACAGGCCATCCTTCCTGTGCTGGAATCTGTGGTACAGACTGGCAAGCCACTGCTGATCATCGCTGAAGACATCGAAGGCGAAGCATTGGCCACTCTGGTTGTGAACAAGCTGCGCGGCATCATCCAAGTTGCTGCGGTGAAGGCTCCGGGCTTTGGTGATCGCCGCAAGGCCATGTTGGATGACATTGCCACTCTCACAGGTGGTACCGTGATCAGCGAAGACATGGGCTTCAAGCTTGAAAAGGCCACTATTGCTGAGCTTGGCCGTGCCAAGAGCATCAAGATCGACAAGGACAACACCACCATCATCGACGGCGCTGGCGACAAGGATGCCATCCAGGCTCGTGTTGCTCAGCTCAAGGTCCAGATCGACGACACTACATCTGACTACGACCGTGAGAAGCTACAAGAGCGTCTCGCCAAGTTGGCAGGTGGTGTTGCTGTGATCAAGGTTGGTGGCGCCACTGAGGTTGAAGTCAAGGAAAAAAAGGACCGCGTGGATGATGCTCTGCATGCCACTCGTGCTGCCGTTGAAGAAGGCATCGTGCCAGGCGGCGGTGTGGCTCTTTTCCGTGCTCGCAATGCCATCAAGGACCTACAGGGTGACAACATCGACCAGACTGCAGGTATTGGTATCATCTTGCGTGCCATGGAAGAGCCAATCCGTGCCATCGTCACCAATGCTGGCTATGAAGGCAGCGTGGTGGTCAACGAAGTATCTAAGGGAACTGGTTCCTACGGTTACAACGCTGCCACAGGTGAGTACGGCGATCTCATCGCACAGGGCGTGATTGATCCTACCAAGGTCACCAAGACTGCCCTGGTCAATGCCTGCAGCGTTGCTGGATTGGTGCTGACCACTGACACCATCATCGCTGATCTACCAGCTGATGACAAGGCACCACAGGGCGGCGGTAATCCTGGTATGATGATGTGATTGTATCCACATCGCTGTAAATACTAAGAGGAGGGAGCGATCCCTCCTCTCTGCTTGTGTGATAGCAGGCTATGAGGTATACTGTGAGATGATCAAACATTGCGTGATTGAGATAGAAGATGAAGTAAACATCAAGATGAACAATCTCGATCTGGCTGCTCGCAAGGCCTGCGTGAACGCTGTGAAATACTTCATACCCGGCGCACGTTATAGTGCTGCATATCGTCTGGGCAGATGGGACGGAACCAAGAGCTTTGCCACTCTGGGAGGTAGGACCTATCTCAATCTCTTAGATCGCATGCTACCTATCTTACAGGAGCATGGCTACGATTTTGAGATAGAAGACAACCGGCTGCGCTATGAGCTGAGCTTGAACACAGTTACCGATCAAGCACATGCCCACAAGGCCTGGCCCAAGGGACACGAGCGTGCCGGACAGCAGATATTGCTGCGTGACTACCAGGTGGATGTAATCAACACATTCGTAGAAAATCTACAAGCAGTTCAACAGGTTGCTACAGGCGCAGGGAAGACTCTGATCACAGCTACATTAAGTGGATTAATAGAACCCTATGGCCGCAGCATAGTGATCGTGCCCAACAAGAGCTTGGTTGAGCAGACTGAGATAGACTACAGAAATCTGGGGTTGGACGTGGGTGTGCTCTACGGTGATCGCAAGGAGTACGATCGCACGCACACCATCTGCACTTGGCAGAGCCTGAACGTGCTGGACAAGAAGAGCAAGGATGCGCTGGATGATCATCAGCATGAGATATTCATGCAGGACTTGATCTGTTTGATAGTCGACGAAGCCCACCAAAGCAAGGCCGAAATCTTGCTTAAACTATTGACCAACAACTTCCGCCACATACCCATACGCTGGGGTCTCACAGGCACCATACCAGAAGAAGAACAGGACCAGATGAGTTTGCTAACTGGTATTGGACCCAACGTGGGCGATCTGTTTGCGCACGAGCTACAGGACCGAGGTGTGCTGGCCAAGTGCCACGTGAACGTGCTGCAGACTCGCGAGACAGTGAAGTACACCAACTACCAGGAAGAGCTCAAGTTCCTCACCACTGACACAGATAGAATCAAGTGGATGGCCAAGATGATCGGTGCCATCAAGGACAGCGGCAACACGCTGGTGTTGGTTGACCGCATTGAAACTGGCAAGATGCTGGAAGAATACATCCGAGGCAGCACATTCATCAGCGGCGCAGTCAAGACCAAGGACCGCAAGGAAGAGTATGACAACATTGCCATCAGCGATGATCAGGTGTTGATAGCCACCTATGGCGTGGCAGCTGTGGGCATCAACGTGCCCAGACTGTTCAATCTGGTCATGCTGGAGCCAGGCAAGAGCTTTGTGCGAGTGATCCAGAGCATTGGTCGTGGACTGCGCAAGGCTGAAGACAAGGACTTTGTTCAGATCTGGGATCTAACCAGCACCTGTAAGTTCAGTGCCAAGCACTTGGCCAAGAGGAAAACTTTCTATAACCAGGCCAAGTACGACTTCACCATTGAAAAAGTAGACAGAACTGCCGTAGAATAATCAGCCATTTCAGTCAATCTATCACTAAGTATGGGTGATATGAAGATACTGACCACGGAAAATACCTCATATAACCTAAACCAGATACCAGACGACGTAGGCGACGTGCGTTTTGGTGTGCTGGATTACAGCGATCAGAGCAACGTTGACTATTACTTTGTGCCCCTGATATTCCTGGAAAGCTTCAACAGCCCCTGCGTGGACCTGCGCATAGGCAATTTCAGCCTACAGATGCCTCTGGATTGGAGCGTGATCATAGGTGACAAGGACAGCGGTGAGATGGAGATCATGCCACTGATCTATCTCAACGACAAGGACTTTGACGTGTTCTGTTACAATCCCATCAACGGATACATGCCCAACTTCCTCAAGCTGGAGATCATCAACATCTGGCCAGACGTCAAATGGTATTTCCCCAAGCTCAAGAACGGGCACATGTTGGCAGTGCCTCTGAGCGACAAGCAGGGACCCTACTGCGCATACTTCCTCAAGGACATAGGCAAGATCCCAGAAAGCCTGGATATCCGCAAGCTGATATGACACAGCAATAAATATGAGGGCAACCATCCAGGAGGATTGATCATGGCTACTACCATATACACATTCAAGAACGACACCTACAGCGACCGTGCCAAGGCGCTGCTCACAGAAAAGAAGATCGAATTTACTGAAAAGACAGTTAAGAACTGGGGCACAGTTGATCCTGCTACAGAGATCACTAGTGAAGATCTCAAGAAGATAGCACCAAACTGGCAGCGTGGTCCTGTAACAGTCATGGACGACGCTAGCGTTGTGTGCGATCTCAAGGCGCTGCAAGACAAGCTGGCTTAATCTAATCTAACATCACAGCAGATACGACAACGCCGGCTTTGCGCCGGCGTTGTCATGAGTACTGCTATCAAGGATTGCTGAGGAAAGTGAACCCTGTGGGGATTGGACGCACAGGCGAATTTCGAACTGTCCACTGCCCGCTATCAGTGCTGTGGTATGCGCTCACTGCAGGGTAAAGCGCTGTGTAGTCAATTGTAAGCGTGCCTAGGCTTATGCCGCCCGTGCCTGCTGCTGGATCTGCTGCTGGATCACTGTTCCATGGATTGCCATTGGTTGCCCACCATATCAGGTTGTCATCAAAATCCACTGCCACGTCTATGTCGTCACCAGTGGTGTAGGAGTAGAGTCCAGATCCGCTGGTCGCACCTGCCCAGTTACCGTCGCTCCACAGTGCTATGCTGGTACTGTCGTTTCCAAGATATGATAGCGTGTCAGTGTAACGGCTGGCCAAGCCTATGTTCTCATTGCCACTACCTGAGCTCTGTACCAATGTCATGCTAAACATGATCTTCTGTCCAGGCTGTATGGCAGTGTACATCACAGCACCTTCTGGGAAGCTGATTGAGTTGTACGCAGTGACGGTGATGTTACCACCACTGATCGGTTGTGCATCGCTCAGCACCAATGCTGGGCTAGTGTAGTATGGATCGAACGTGAACGCATTTGGTTCTATCACTGGCGGTGTGCTTGTGTTGTAAACATACCTACTGCCGGCAAATGCGATGCTGAGATTTTGCCAGTATGAACGATCGCCACTTGTGTCGTCTTGGTCTGCTGCAAAGCCCACGCGATAGTTGCCTGCGGCCAGAGCCTGACCGCTGAGCGTGATTGTTTCGTCAAGACCGCCTGCTTGATCTGCTGTATGCAGCGTGCTAACACCGCTGGTTGGATCATATCTGAAGATAGATGTGTATGTATGGCCACTGGTCAAACCTTCTGAACCTGCAATGCTGTCAGTGAGGCCATATATGTGTGGCGTGTTGCAGTTGTAGCTGGCTGCAAGGCGAGTAGTGTTCTGGTTCCAACGCCATTGTGGGATGACGCCATCCTGATAAACAGCCACGCTGAGATCATTGCAGTTGTTGTAGGTGAAGCTGTACTTGACCGTGACTGCTGTGGTGTCTGGTATGGTGAAGCTGGTGAATAGTGGATAGCTAGGATTATTGCCTGCGTCGCCCTGCGACCAGATGCCAGGAGTGTCCCAACCGTATGCAGAAGCCGCACCTTCGGGGCCACCTAAAACACCATTGAGCACGGCGAGCCCGCGATCCTGGTACCATAGCTGCAAAGCGCCACCGCCCACAGTCTGATTGCCTGTTTCTAGGAAGGCCCAGGTCACGTCTGGCAGGGTATTACCAGCTGTGTCTAGGTACCATGAGTAGATCTGGTCGTCCCAGGTCAGCACCGTGCGGTCCATGATCTTCTGTGCCTGTGGCAGCGCAGTATTCTCATGCTGTAACGGTACGAATCCTATCTGTACCGCAGTGTTGGCATAATACACACCCACTTGACCTTCTGGCCCCCCTGAGCTCACGCCTATGATGCCTATAGTTGGACTGCCCACTGGATAGAATATGGCACCTTCTGGACCAGTGTTTGGCCCGCTTGGTGTAACAAACACTGGAGGACCCTCCGGTCCCCAGGCACTGTAGCCCGGAGCACCACCTGGATTGGTCATTGTGATGTTGTATGGTGCCAACTGCTTGTAGTTGATGTTGATCTGGAATCCTGTGCCAGTGCTGCCCGTGAAGCTCACTGGATTGGCAGGGAATGCTGCGTATTCAGCTGTGGCATAGGTCCAGTAGAAACTGGTTATGGCTCCGGTTCCGTCAACCGAGTTGATATAGACTGTGGCAGGATCACCAATGTAGGCGCCGCCTGCTAGCGTGAGCGTGTCACCCTGGGTGTAGGCACTGCCGCCGTTCACGATATCAGAGGAATTATCCCAGCTGGCAGGTCCGTAGCTTGAAATAGTTGCTGTGGGCAATGCCAGAGGATTGATGGCTACAGCAGGGAACATGCGACCATTGTCGGTAATACCGTATGCGCTCTGTGGGAACGTGCGACGAGTGCCGGTGAATTCTATGTCAGTCACGGCACCGCCGTTCACAGTGGCCACGGCTGTTTGTACACCGCTCATGAATGGGTCATATATCAGCACAGGCGGCGGGTCTATTTGGCTGTAACCTGTGCCACCCGATGTTACCACTATGCTGTTGCTGAACCAGGCTGTGACGTTGATGGTGGCATTTGGCCCACCCGGCCCGGTTGCATATAGATTGGTATTATAGCTTGGCGGCACAGTGTACGAACCTGGATTTATGATGGATAACGGGGTACCATACTGTGTGTACACGGTGTCGAGCACGGTATAAAATGTGACTACTGCACCGGTGCCTGTGTTGCCATCAAAAGTATTGCCTGAAGTGCTGGCATTAGCGAAGCTGCTTCCGGTGGTTATAACGTTGAACTCGGTCACAGCGCCGCTGATATCAACGTTGGTCACGTTTATCTCGAATCCGGCATAGTTGCCTTCGGTGCCGATGAAGCCACCTATGGTGCTGCCGATAACAAAGCTGCTGCCACCACTCACGTTGAAGTTAGTTCCAGTGAATCGAGTTACCTGTACTATGCCTTCTGCACCGTATGTGCCACCGTTCACAGCATACTGCTGACCTCCAAGGAATCCGTTGGTACCTGGGTTATCCACCGCGACCTCAGCAATGCTGATGTTGGCTACGTAAGCTTCTGCACCGTACCCCAATGAAAATCCATATGGAGTCACCAACACGCTGGCCTGTCCTGGCTCTGTCACATCACCTGATACCAGCTGGCAAGGTCCGCTGAGCATGGTGCTGTCATCCTGGCTGCGCCATATGTAGGTGTTTGGACCAACTTGTTTGTCCATGAATGCCAATGCTGTACCGTCTAGATCAGGGAACCATGCAGTGCCTGCTATCAGCGCTCCTTGGCTCTGCGGTACTACTCCCGGTAATGTGTATGGACCCATATATGACTTCTTGACGGGGCGACCCATGTGATATCTCCTAGTGGCTATGCGTGCGATATTTAGTCAAACGAAACCCCCGGATCGCTAAGGTTCTCCGGGGGTGTCGCCTGAGTCTGCCAGCTACAACAGCAGGCAAGCTTTATTGTGTATTAATGTGTGCCCAGGTTGGGCCTGGCAGCTGATAACCCTGAGGTAGCCAGCTCCAAGTCTGACCTATGAAGTTCTTCACAGTGTTGTCCATGATCTCAGCAGCCAGCGTTGGTGTCACGCTTGGGTTGATCGAAACTGTTGGAATAGCAGCATATCCGCTACCGCCAGCTGTTACTGTCACGTTGCTCACAGAGCCAGCTGCGTTGACTGAGCCAATAGCAGTAGCAGCACCCGAGCTAAATGTCACAGCTGCCACGCCGCCATTATCATCAAATCCGCTGCCACCGTTAGTGACCTGTACTGTGCTGACCAAATAGGTCAAGTTTGCAGTAGCACCGCCGCCGCTACCAAGCAGCGTGACTGGGTTAGCTGCTAGCGCACGATAGTCGCCTGCATTGGCAATGGTCAGTGTGTTCACTCCCCAACCAATGTTGAATGTAGCACCGGCTGCGCTCACGTTTGTCACAGTCTGCGATGTGAACGTCACAGGATCTGCAGGAAGTCCTGCAGTGGTCTTGCTACCAGCATTGGTTATGCTTACACCAGTGACACCGCCGGTGGCACTAGCACTGCTTACTGCAACAACTACGTTGGTGGCATACCCAGCACCGCTAATCGTGAAAGTATCACCAACTGTGTAGTTTGATCCGCCAACCGCCGCAGCAATGGTGCGCAGTTTGACGCTGGCCACAGTAACATTACCTTGTTGGTTGTTAGTATATGTTCCGCCGCTGACGTTGAGAACGTTACCTACGCCGTAATCTGCATCAACTGTGCCAGTTCCGCTGGTCACCACAGTGGCTGAATAAACGCCGAGATTGGCAACAGCAGTTGCGCCGCCACCTTCTGCGTTGTATGGATACACTGCAATGTTAGCCTGTCCTGGACCAGTGATTGGTCCGTTGACCAAATAGCACTGACCTGGCGTTGCTGGACCCTGTCCGTTGACACTGAGCCATTGATAGCTGCTGCTGGTCAGCTGCTTGACTATCCAGCTTGGACGAGCTACTGAGTCGCCCTGTATCCAGGCGTTACCGATGATAGCTTGGCCACTTAGCGTGACGTTGCCAAAATATTGTTTCTTGAGGGGACGTCCCATGGTATTCTCCTTGGCGTTCTAAGCCTACGGGGCACTGTTGCCCCATAATCATTCTTACCTATTTATCATGGCCCAATGAAGTATGCGTTGGTCCATATGTTGGCCCAACCAATTGCTAAGCCGGGATCGTATCCACTGCCAAACACCCAGGGCATGACCAATTCAGAGCTGCCGTTAGGCTGCTGATAGCTGTAGCCTTCGCCGCCATCAAATGTTATGACTGTGTTGTCGTTTACTTCGCGCACCGATCCCCAATAACCTTCGCCGCCGTCGGCAAAGTAATTCACGCCAATATACATGCTTCCAGTTGGCAAAGGGCTGTAGTTTGGATATAGATAGCAGATACCCTGTACGCTTGGATCCCACACACTCTGCACAAGGAAGCTGCTGCTGCTGGTCTGTCGTATGATGTAACCTTCGCCACCTTCGCTGCCACCGTCTGGCTTGGCGATGTTGACATATGGCATGATGATGTTGTTGCCAGGACCATTAGCGCCCGATTCGTACCACACAACCGGCTCTTCAGCAGTACCATAATCAGTATAGCTGCCGCCCATGTTGTAGGTACCGATACCACCTGTGCCAGTATCAGCGCTGTCTATGTAGGAGTTACTGTAATCGTACCCGCTGCTCCATAGGTAACCATCTACCAGCACCTGTCCATTTACCATGGAGGTAACATGCAGCACACCTGATGCGATATAGCCTTCAAACACAGCATTGCGAGCATAATATAGATCTTGGTTCCAATAGCGTTGGCTCAATCTGCTGCCCATGTTACTTGTCTCCCTTGCGCTTGGCTTGGTATGCATCCATGAAAGCTTGCTTCTCTGTGAGATACACGCTGCTCATGTCTGGGTTCATGCTGGCCAGCGCCGCGTTGGCTTCGTCTTGTGTGTCGTAGGTCTGAACTGTCCAAGTCTTGTCGCCAGTGTCACTGACTGCCAGCGTCTTGAGCGTCCATGCCCTGGGTGCCTCTGCGGCAGGTGTTTTTGCCATGTAGATGACTCCTAATTATGAGCATTTATTTAGCAACCAAGCTGCTGTCTACCACATGTACCCTGTTGGGCTCTGGGCCCCAGATGCTCCACTCGTGATGATTACCATGCCAGTCCTTGATCTTGCTGCTGGTGATGCGCATAGCAAATCCCGATGCCGCGCCAGTGAACCGTATGCTCATCAGTCCGGACATGGGTGGTTCAGCAGAGTCACATAGCCTGTAGCTGCCTATCTTATCAGTGTCGCAGTCTTGTACTAGAAAGCGATCGCTGCCAACCTGCTTGAGTATCCAGCCTCTGCCCAAGCGACCACCGTTGTTGATCACTGGCATCAGCACTGGTGATTCACCTGTGGGAATACCGATCCATCGGTCTGTTAAAGGGCGGCCCATGGTATTATTATATCACAGTATGACACAGTTGATGAAACAGTTTGATCAGCGTATACTAGGTACATGGCAAAGAAAGCAAACACACAGGGTCAGAAGCTGAGCTTGGACGCAGTGCTACAAGCGCTGGATAACCGAGACTTTGGTTTCTATGAACGCCTTACTGACGAGGAACGCAAGGGCTACAGTCCCTTCTTGCTGATGCGCTACATGAGCAGTCTCAGCCCACAGAGCCCCATGCAGAGCTATGCTGTGCTGGCAACCAATGACTTGGTGAACCTGGGATTCTTCAGCTTGGGCAAGCATCCAGAACTGCAGCACAAGCTGATGTGTTTGGCTGGCACAGGCCGCAAGCAATACAGGCCCTATGTGGGTGCCAAGAACGCCAAGAGCAAGACCAAGGTGGTTGACGAGTTCCTGCTGGGCCTGTACCCTAGCATAAACGCAGAAGAACTGGTATTGCTGAAATCGCAGCTGGACAAAGAATCTCTGAAGCAGCTGGGCAAGGATGCTGGGCTCAGCGACAGCGAACTGAAAGAATTGGTCGAGGATGGCAAAAAGCTGGAGCGTGATTCCTAAGCAGTGCCGCTGTGAGTTC